TCCACGGTGCTGCCAATGCTGCGCAGCTACGTGCGTTACATGCTGCAGCAGATTGGGGCGGACTGCTGGAATATGCGCTGCTGCTAGCCGAGCAAGAAGCAAGCCAGCGGTCTCAAATCCACTGGCTGGTGCAAGAGGCATCAACAGCGCTACGCAGCGGTTTAGAGCAATGGCACCTAGATGCCGCGCGTGAGTTAGGCGGCCACTGAACCCATGACGCTGCCGTGTTGGTTATAGTGGCCAACCTCGGCATAGCTGGTGAGAGGGCGCTGGCTCATGTGGAAGAACACCATCTGACCAATCTTCAAACCCGGCCATAGCGGCAGCGGCAGTAGCTGGCGGCTGTTCTTTAGCTCCAAGGTCAGCACGCTGCCATGCCAGCCGGGATCGGCGTAACCGGCGTGCAGATTTTCGTAGCCTTCGCGTGCGCGGCTTGACTTGAGGAAGAACAGGCCGGCAATGTTTTCCGGCATGTTGAACACTTCAATCGTCTGCGCAAGGATGAATTGCCCTGGCTTGAGTTCGTACGGATTTTCCGCCGTGCGTCCTGCAATGCTGAGCGGCCGCATGTTCAGGTTTCGGCGGACTCGATCATGATCGTGTCACCAAGCCGTAGGTCAAGGCTGGCGGGATTGATCAATGCCTCGTTGTAGTTTGGCACCACGCCGTCAGTGCACAGCGCCTTGATCTCGTAGTCGCAGAGGATTGTCATTGGTTGAATGGGGTAGTGGGCTTGGCTAATCGTGGAGCTGCTCCAGTGCGCGGCGAAGTGGTTCGACGATGTTGGGATCTGTGGTCCGCTTTTGCAGCGCCTGTAATGCTTCCAGCGCCTGCTCCTTCAAGCTCGGCGGCTTGGGGCGCATTGCCTCTTTCAAAGATTCACCCATTGGAATAATCTTTAGATGCGGTTCATTCAATGCATTGTGATCTAGCCATTCTGCATCTTCCGCAAGTTGTTGGTCAGCACCCCATTGGGCGGCCTGGGTGGCTACATTAGTTACCCACTGGTTAACAGGCATCGCCTTGGCGCCAAGAAACCACTGCTGCACCAGCTCCGGCGGTGGGGTGATGGGGTGAATCATTTAATACACTCCCACCAAATAATTCCCTTGACTACCGCGCCACCAGCGGCGTGACATTCAGACGCAAACTGCACGGTGCAAAAAAGTGAAGTCACAGCAACAATGAAGCCAATCAAGAGGAGTGTTGCATTTAATGGTTGCTCATTCATTGAGCAGCCCTCCGTCAACCATGGCGTCGCACCACTCCTTGAACGGTGCTTCGATCTGGGCCATGGCCTTGTTGTCGATGGTCTCGGGTTTGAGGATCATGCCGATGGCGAGACCAAGAGCATTGCCGAGGCGATCCTCAAGGCTGTTCAGTGGTACAAACTTGTAGTCAGTCATCTTCGTTGGGCAAGAGTTCAAGAAGTGAGTCAATGGCAAGACCTGTCGTGTTTTCTGAGCCTGGTGTGTAATATTGCGCTTCCACCAGCGCTAGTCGCAAACGCTCAATACAGGGCCACGGGTCGCGTAACTCGGTGGAGAAGTCTTGGAATGGTGCAGGGTGAAAGTGGGTCATCGCTCGGCCTCCCGCTCAAGCGCAAAGACAAGCGCAGGTGGAAAGTAAATATCTGGATTGCTGGTCATCCACGCCGCCACCTCGCGGATCGCGGCGCGGGCTTCGGATGCCCAATTTACGGCCTCCTCATCCAGCTCCAATCCGTACTCAACGCCGCTGATAGCAAGGGCAACACGCCGCACCAGCGAACTACTACTTTGGCTCGGGCTGGGGGTTCGCTTGGATGTGGGTCGCAACTGGTCAAGGGCTTGCTCCACCTGATCAGGTGTTAACTTCAGCGGCTTGCTGATTTGATAAACCTTTGATGCTTGGCGTTCGGCAGCTTCCAACGACTCGACCCTGGTAAACAAGGCCACAATGTTGGAATTGGTTTCAACAATGTGCTTGTGAGCTGCAGCCTCCAGTGTTTCGACCCTGGCGCGGAGTTCAAGAATTGCAGAGCAATCAGAGCTGCCAACTGCATCGGCGCATTTCTGAACTTGATTCCACTGATCGGACGTTGCCTTGTAATCAGTCATTCGGGCAATGCCTCCAGTGCGCGATAGCAGAAAATTAGGTTAAACATGGCGCCCATTTGTCAATGGCTTAAGTGCTTCGATAGCGGCTAGGAGATGATTGGTTGCTGTGTACACGTTGTCCACATCCCATCCCTTCACGGAGTCAGAATAAAAAGATGGCAGACTTTCGTGGACACTGCGTAATTCAGCGATGCGTCTGTTTAGTTCGCTCTTGGCGTTCGCCCAGTTCATGTCAGTCATTAAGTTGCTCCAGTGCGCGGCGGATGGTGTCGAAACGTTGAGACCACTCCGCTTCCGTTGAACCGAGGTCAGCTTCGGCAAGGGCCTTTAGCGCCTGCTCCTTCAAGCTCGGCGGCTTGGGGCGGCGGGCGGCGCGGATGTAGCGAGCAAAGTCATAAGCATCCTCACCTGCGTCAATCTCAACCAGCCTTAGGCACGCCTCCAGCTCTTGGTCTGCGCCCCATTGGGCGGCGCGATCCATTAGCCAGTCCTCGCGGCCAACACCGCTGTCTCGATAACGCGGTGCATCTTGCCTCCACTGGGCCCGCAGCTCCGGTGGTGGGGTGATGTTGTTAGTCATCAGGAAGAGAAGTGTGTAGAGCTAATCCAGCCATGCCCACGCAATGCGTTGGCAAATGCGCCATGCGTGTTTTTTGTCAATGCCGTAGCGTTCTGCTAGTTGGCCGTAGCTGCTGCCGGCAACACGCAACTGGCGCAGTTCGCGTACGTGATCTTCTGTAAGAAACGCGGCGTAGTTGGCCTCGCCGCGCTTAAACGGATCACTCATCTACATGCAGCAGCAACCTGCGCATGTACCAATCAGCTTTGCCGTAGTCTTGATCGGCATTGCCCTTGTGCTCAGCGCGCCATAGGTATTTGATGACGTTGCCTTTGCAGTAAGCGCGAAAGCCATCATCACCGAGTGCTGCCTTAATGGCTTGGATGCACTCAATGTCGCCGTGCTTGTAATGCGGCGGATGGTTGATAAGATCACTCATCACCTAAAGCCTCTGCCATGTCGCGTTTGATTAGCTCAGCAATGCGCTCTTGATACAAGCCGGTGTAGGTGCTGCAGATCCGACCGCTTTGCTGATAAAGCCACTGCAGATAATCGTCGCGGCGCTGCTCAGTTTTGTGGTTGATCATCTTGCATCAGCTCCAGGAGTTCAAGAATATGCGCGGCAAATGCCACGTGCGTCATCACTGCATGGGTGCCGGGAGGGCGCCCGTAGGACGCCTCCCACCACTCCTTGAATGCAATGTCAAGTGTGGTTTCGTTCATCAGAACACAGGCTCCTCGCTGGTGGTTGCTGCGCCGCGTGGCATGAATTCAAAACGCTGGATACTAAGCACATGCTTGCTGCGCTTAGCGCCGGTTTCTTTGTCGTTCCACTCTTGCCGGCGCACGGCACCGGTCACAAGGATGCTGTCGCCTTTCTTGAGCTTGTCAACGATCAGCTCAGCGGACTTACCCCATACCTCGCAGTCGATGGCGTTATTGATCCAGTTGCCATCTTTGTCCTTGCCTTCCTGGATGCCACCAGCAAAGTTGGTAACCATGGTGCCGGATTCAAAAGCACGCAGTTGCGGGTCAGTGATGATGCGAATGATGCCGGTTGCGTAAAGGCTCATGTCAGTTCAGTGGTGTGATGCCATTGGCTTCCTCAAAAGCCAAGACTTGTGCAAGTGGATAGCGAACACGTGGCGTGCCTGCTGGTGTACCAATGCGCGGTGCAGTGACGTAAGCAGGGCCGATGCCACGTGCGCGTTGGTTTTTGACGGCTGCTGGCTTCAGCCCCCAACGCGCTGCCAGTTCATCAGTGGTCAGAAAAGGTTCAGTCATCAGCAAACGGATCCTCATCAGCAGAGGCAGGTGCTAGCTCAGCCTCCTTGGCAAGCGCTAGCTCCATAAGCTGCTGGTTTTGCTCATCGCTTAACTCAGGCTTGCGCTTGTCCATGCGTGCTACCACTTCCTGCAGCTTGTCCAGCGTGTCAGCCTTGGCAATAGCAGCCTTACCAGCTTGGAACAGCTTGGCGTCGCCTGTGGGCTTGGCGGGTAATGCAGGTGCTGGTGCAGCGGTAACGGTGACCGGCTCTACTTCTGCCTGCTGCATCTCATCGGTGCTGTAGACGCCGGACATGTCAGCGGGAAATGCCTTGCGCAGTGCCAATGCCTCAGAGCATTTGGCGATCATTGCGGCACCCATCTTGGACCACAAGCCTTGGCCGGCGTTGTAATCAGCAAATCGTGCGACACCAACGAACGGATGCTGTGATCCCTTGCGGTGGATGATGGTTTTGGCCGCAGCAGGTGGTTTGCTGCTCAGCCATACGTCTTGCCATTGGCCGTCTTCGCCGCACCAATACGTCTCGCTGCCGTCAAGCTGGCCGGTGCGTTCTGCAATGGCACGCAAACCGTCGATGCCGGCTTGAATGGTCATCTTGCCGCCGCGCTTGATGGCGTAGATCTGCTTGCTGAATGGGTCAAGCCCAGTGCGCTGACAGGCGTAGGCAAACAAGCGCAGCTCGTCATTGCTGCAGCCAGGCGCAATCGTGGTGCTGATCAGTTGAGTTTGCTCTGGCGTCCAGAGCGTGATGCTAGAAGTCATCGGATGTGATGGTTGGGTTGGCAGTTAGTGCCCATGAAGGCAGGCTGAGCGTTTGGCAGTCATCGCCGTAGCCAGGCCATTCTTTGGTGGCTTGGCAGTCGGCAATCATGCGCATGTCACGTTGCCGTAGCTCATCACCAGCAGCTAAGGCCGCGGCGTCAAGCTCGTATACCGCAACCGCATACGGTGCAGTCTTTTCAACGGCAATGAACACAAACCGCTCAGCGCCATGCAAACCAGCTAGGTAATGGCTGGCTTGCACATGGTAGCGAAAGGTGGCAATGCTGCGGGCAAAGCCGGACGGTGATGCATCTGTCGTGGTCTTAAGGTCTACCACTGTGGTGCCGTAGTACCAGTCGGGGCGGCACTTGCACCGCAAGCCGGTGGTGGCGTCATCCCACCAGAAGGACTGCTCAGCCTTGCCTTGGGCAAGCAGTGCTGCTGCTGCAGGGTGCACGCGGACGCTGGCGGCCATAGATAGTGCAAGTGCCATGTCAGAGCCGGTGACAGCTTCAATGCCAGCAGCCGCCATCCGCTCCGCTTGCTCCTTGCCCGCTTTGGTATTACGCGGACCGCAGGCGCCATAGCGCTGCAGCAAGTCCTCCGGCTCAAGCACTGCGCAATGCACCAGTGAGCCAAGCCGCATTGCAGCAGTCGGCTCTACCGGGCTGCGCTTGGGGTCGAGGTAGCGGCTCCAGTAGTGGTAAGGGCTGCGGGCTATGGCGTGCAGGTGCGAAGCGCTGACGGCGGGGTCGGCGTGGTACTGCTCGTTGCTGATGGTCATACCGCTGCCCCACTGCGCAGTTGGCGATGCATCCGGCTGGCAGTGCCATAGGTGGCGACCAGCTCGGGGAATGCATCCATCAGGCGGCGCTTGTTGCCGGGGTCGGCTTTCATGCCAGCGGCAGCTAGCGCTTGGAAGAATCCACCGCCGTGCTGGTAGGCGGTGGCAAATGTCCAATAGATGTCTGCTTCAGTCATGGCTTGAGTTGCTCTTGGCAGGCGTGATGGCTGTAGGCGGGCTGCTGGCGACCGGTGTCGTAGGCCATTGCCCAAACACCGAAGATGATTGCCAGCACGGCGAAGCGGTTGAGATTGTTCATGCCATCAGCGCCTTACGGACGCGATAGGTGGACAGGTTGAGGCGGTCGGCAATGCGCTTCTGACTCAGGCCAGTGCGGCGCAATACGCGGATGCGGCGATCGTCAGAGGCAGTGAGCCAGTCGATCACGGCGACTACTACCAGCAGCGGTAGCAGCAGTTTCCAGATAACTAGCAGTGCGGTTGTGAGCATGGTTGGGGTCGCAATGTGTGGTTGCCGGATTGGGAGCGGCTCCGGCGGGCCGCGTGGGGTTAGGCGGGTTGCAGCGCTTCCCACACTTCGCCAGCCAAGCGCTTGTAGGCGCCTTCGCCAATTACTGCATCAAAGGCCTGCTCGATGGTCTTGCCTTTGGCGACTTCGGCAAGGATCAGAGCGGAGATGGCTTGCTGCTTGGTCATGGTTCTCGGGTTGGGGTGGAAGCTCTCGCCTCCTGTCCCCATATCCTACACCATGCGCAGCCGTGGTCAACCCTCGGCAGTCATATTCCGCAACAGTGCCTCGGCATCACTGACCGACCGCGCTACGCCTGCAATGCCGCCAGCCGCCTGGACTGCATCGAGCCACTGCTGCTGCTCAGGGCGCAGCCTGCCGGTTGCGGTCTTGACTTCTATGGAGGTGAACACGGCCACCTGCTGGCCAACCATCTCTGGCGTAACAGTCACCGTGCGCCAGCCAATCAGGTCAGCGCTGCCCTTGCATAGGCCGAACTGCACTGGGCGGCCGTTCTGGTCGCGCAGGGTGCCGGTGTTGTTGCGGAACAAGCGCGTGTCACCGGTGCCGCAGGCAAGGCGGATGTGCTGCTGGATCTGCTGCTCAGTCACTCATCCGCCGTAACGCTTAGCCAGTCTGGCTTGGTACACCCGCTCGGCCCATCCTCGTTTGTAGCCGCGCTGCTGCGCTATCTGGCGTAGATCGTCAAGGGATTGGGCGCTGCCTTGCTCACGCTTGCGCTGGCGTGCAGCCATCTCCACCAACTCCCCATCCACCTGCCGCAACTCGCGGCGCTCCTGCGGCGCAAACACATGACCGCACTCGCGGCATACCTGTGCAGCGCTGGCGCTGGTGGCAAAGCACTGCGGGCACACCTTGACCGATGGCGATTGGTCGCGGTCGCGCTTTTTAAGACCATCTAGCGTCCACTCGCGTGGCTCCAGGTGGTGGCCAAGGCGCAGCGTGTTGCCGACATGATCCAGCACCACAGCGCGCTTACCGGGTTGCGGGCGCAAGCACCGGCCGATCATTTGCAGGTGCAGCGCTACTGATGCCGTTGGCCTGAGCAGGATGCAACCGCCGACTGATGGCACGTCCACACCTTCACCGATCAGCGCGCAACTGGTCAGCACCTTGAGCTTGCCGGTGCCTAGGTTCTGCAGCAGTTGCCGGCGCTGCGCAGTATCCATGCTGCCGTCAATACTGGCCGCGGCGATGCCTGCTGACTGGAAGAGCGCAGCCACTGCCTCCGCGTGCGCCACTGAGCAACAGAATGCGATCGCCGTCTGGCCTGGCAGGTGCTTGCGGTAGTGACCAAGGCAGTCGCCCATGATCGTGCCGACGCGCTGCTCAGCCTCCTTGGGGTCGAAGTCACCCATTCGTTTGCGTAGTCCGGTGCTGTCAAAACCCGGCGGCGCCAGCACCTTGGCAGCAGCAAGAAATCCAGCGTCTGTGAGCTGCTGCGCGGTTGGACCTTCCACCATGGATTGATAGTGTTCGCCAAGGCCGCGGCCATCGCTGCGGATTGGTGTTGCCGTCACGCCCAGCAGCTTGGCAGCATGGAAATGCTCGATCACCTTGGCCCATGTGCCGGCGCTGGTGTGGTGCGCTTCGTCGACAATCAGCAACTGGAAGAAATCCCTAGGCAGCAGGTGCAGCCGGCGGGCAAGTGTCTGCACACTGGCGACCTGCACCGTGCGGGATAGGTCCATTGCCTTGCCAGCGCTGATACGGCCATGCGGCATGGGCATAGCGCGGCTGGCTTGATCCAGCAGCTCCTGCCGGTGCACAAGTACCAGCACGCGGTTGCCCTTGCGGCTGGCTTGCTCTGCGATGTAGCTAAAGCACACCGTCTTGCCGCCACCGGTCGGCAGTACCGCTAGGACTGATTTATGCCCTAGCTGGTACTGCAGGCGGATGTCGTTGATTAGTTGTTGTTGGTAGGGGCGGAGGTTCATAGCGGCAGCTCCAGTTGCGTGCCATCTGCCGGGGCGCCATGCATTGCAATCTGAGCCATGGTTACGGCCCGGCGCTGTTGATCGTATGCAGGTCGTGCATAGCCAAGTTGGTAGAGGTGCAGATCGTTCTGCAGCAAAGCGATTGCAACGGCCCGCCACGATGGCGCACGGCCTGACGCTGCAACCTTCACTGGCACTTCATCGGGGATCTCGTGCGAATAACAGCGGGCTTTCCACGTCCGCACGTATTCCGAGACTCTGGCGGTAGCGCACCTCCCAGGCTCGAATGGCTCGATCCGCTTGTCGGTTCGCCAATGTCCGTTGCTCATCGGTCAAAAGTCCCCATGCTTGTCTGGTGATGTCTTCAGGGCATCGAAGGGCCAGCGCGGAAGCTGCGTGCCCGATCCATGCTTTGCGGTTGAGGTTGTAGTCAGTCAGTGCATTGATGCAGCTGTTGGGCCACTCCAGGGTAACCCGTTGCATGTAGCGCCCGTAAAGGCGGTGATTGCCGGTGAAGATCTGTGCGCGATACAGGGCGATGCGTCGATTTGGCACATCGCCCCACATGTTGAAGTGGATCTCTTCCCAGGTATCAATGGGCAACCAGATCCTCTTGAGCTTCACGTTCGAGGTCCTCCGTGATGTTGTCAATTTGGTCTACATCCCATGCCTTGCTGAAATCTTTGCCAAGAAACAAGGACGCAAGGCCAGTAACCTGCTTTAGGCGCAACAGCTCATCAGGGCTCATGCCGATGTGCTTGCAAATCCATGCATCGCCTTTGCCCATCTCGATCAACTCGGCAACGATCACGCTCATTAGTTCAATGTTGTGTGAACCACGAGCGCGGTTGTGACGGATGGTTGATGCCATACGGTCATGCAGCTCCTTGCGGAGCACAACCACGGGTAAGCGGCCACCTTCGCGTTCACGGATGCGTTGGCTGTTTTTAAGGGTCAGGAATCGGTGAAAACCGTCAACGACCACATAAAGGTCACGCTCGGCATCATGCACGACAACGACAGGTTGCGTGTAACCATCTTCCCAGATGGATGTTTCGAGTAGTGCCATTTCAGGCGGCGCCACAGAGTTGGGGTTGTAATCATTGGCGGTAACCTTCTCGATAGGAATACTGCGTACGGAGTAAACCGGGGATCGCCAAGGGTATGAATCGTTCTCGTCATGGAGTTCATCTCCTTTGAGGGGTGGGTTGAATACACAGATCAAGGTGGTGGGCTCTAGGGCTTCAAACGTGTGAGCATCGTGCTTGTCCAATACGTAGGTAATGTCAGGCCCAATGTCCGTAATTTCCTGTGTTGCCTCGTTAATCAGCACGCCTTTGCCGCTGACGCAGTAGCACGTTTCAAGGTGGTGCTGATAGTGCCAGCGGTGCGGCTTGCCAGGATGCACGATGGTCTTAGTCATGCTGTATCCCATACCGTCGTCTTCCGTAAGCAAGCGATGGCTGGTGAAGCCGCCCTTTGGGCAGTTGACAATGCGATCAGCTGAAAGCTGTGAAGCGTTAAGGATCTTCATTTGGCGGAACGGTTAAGGACTTGGCTGTACTTGCGTTGGATTGATTTCTGGCGGCGCTGCTGTTCTTGCGTTGGTGCAAGCCCCAGATACTTGCAGGTGTGATCGTTTTTGAGAACCGTGATGGCAAAGCGCTTCCACGATGTGACCATGCTGTTGTGGCACGGCAGATCATCGAGATGATCGGGTGGCACCTTGATCACAACACGGCGCAGATTGTTTCCGCCGTGGCGCGTTGTGCCATTGATGTAAAAGCGAATGCCAATGCGGCCGAGAGCTTCAATGATGGCCTCAGGAAGACCGCGCCCCACTCGGCCCCAGTAACGGATTGACTGAATGAAGCGCTGCTTAAAATTTGCGCTCGACTGATCGGGCAGCGTTGCCAGCAGAAACTTGACAAACGACTTCCAAGTGTGTCCGGGCGGCAACCTGAAGGATTTGTAATCAAGCTGTTTGCCATAAGTGGCCATGAAATTGGCACCGCCGACTCTGGCGCAAAGCCTGGCCCAAATTTGCGGGTCGATCACCCGGTACATGGCAAGGCTGGATTTGGACTCTGACATAAACGGCGAGGCAACCCGCATCTTTTTGATTGGGATACCGGCCATGTAGAACACGTCATAGAGCTTGTTGTAATCCCAACCGAACTTCGCGTTAGCAGTCCAGATGTCCTCCGTGCGCCAGTCGTAGATGGGGTAGCAGTTGTAAGTGTGATCGGTGTTCTTCTTGGTCCACATGCGGCCAAGCATGGTTTCCTTGTCCTGATTCAGGATGGCCCGGAACCGGTTAAGCGATTCAACGGTGCGGATGCCGATCAAGTTGGCACATGGCTGCCCTTGGCTGTACCACTCTGCGAACATATCCCAGAACGTGGCATAGTCCATGTTTTCGATGAACAGGTCACCAAAAGGATGATTCTGCAGGTTGACGATGTAATCCTGCTGCGGCATAGGTCGAATCCAGCGATGGCGGTCAGCCTCGCCCCAGCACTGCCAGTCGATCTCGTAGGAAGAAACGGTGCAGGGGAGGGTGATGGGCAGACAGCACCAGTAGATGTCAAGGATGTCCCGGTTAGCTTGGAGGATGCGATGCATGAACTCCTCGCTGTGGGTGTAGTTGGCCTCGTTGTCCATGATCTGAACGCCGATTTTAATCGGCAGCTTGCGCTCTCGCACGTAGTCGCAAACAAGATTCAGGAGAACTCCGCTGTCCTTGCCGCCAGAAAAGGAGACGTACACACGGGTGAAATGCTGAAAGATGAAGTCGAGCCGCTCGATAGCGGCGTCGTAAACATTTTGCTCTAAATAGGTTCTGCTCATGAGTTGGGTAAATACTCTTTTGTTACGTCTTGAATTTCAAGAAGATCGCAACCTTTGTATGATTTGGCAAAGCCAATCCGCAATTCCGCCTCAGTAGCAAATTGAGTGGTGTTAACCACGCATCTACCCCACGGGCGTTGGTAGGTGATTCGGTAAATAGGGTTCACAAGCGAGTGCAGTCGTGAGGTGCCTTGCAACCATAGCGGATCCCGCTAAGCTTGGCAAGCCTTTAGCCGAGACCGTGCACCCCATCTCAGTTTTGTTCACGCCGCAGCAGGTGCAGTGGCTGGATCGGCAACGCGCTGCTGGCTTGTCCCGCAGCGCCGTGATCCGCCTTGTGGTTGAAGAAGCCATGCGCCGCGCCAAGGAGTCCAAGTGAGCCTGCAGCAAGAATTGGCCCGCCTGCCCAATGACTGGGGTTATGTCGCTGTGGACGGGCAAAAGCGCCCGTATCAGCCGGCGTGGCAAGACAACCCACTTAATAAGGATGCGCTGCTGGCCGAACTGAGCAGCGGTCGCGCACGTGCCATTGGCGTGTGCTGCGGCGTGCCGTCTGGTGGTCTGTTGTTTTTGGACCACGATGGCAAGTCAGCCAGCACGCTCTTGGCCGAGTGGGATCTGCCGCTGTCATCCCTGCCGCGCAGCTGGGTGGTCAAGTCAGGCCGTGATGGCCGGATGCAAATCATCTACCGCGTACCTGAGCAGTACTGGGATGCGATCGCCACGCGCAAATACAAGACCGGCGTCATTGATGACGACGGCAAGGCCGAGCAAGTAGAGCTGCGCTGGAACGGCTGCCAATCCGTCGTAGCCGGCGCGCACCCGCAAACCACCGGCTACTACTGGGTGCCAGGGCATGGCCCAGGCGACCGCGACATAGCAGAAGCGCCGCTTGGATTGATTGAGCGGATGCTCAAGCCGCAACCGCAACCGGTGCGCGCCGAGCTAGTCCAGCTGCCTGACCCGCAGGGCGATGCAGATCGCGCACGGTCATATCTCGCCGCATTGGATGCCAGCCGCGCTGATGACTACGACGACTGGCTTGCGGTTGGCATGTCGCTTCACAGCATCGGTGATGACAGCCTGCTCGATCAATGGGAGCAGTGGTCGGCGCAGTCCGCTAAGCACAAACCCAGCGACTGCCAACGCAAGTGGCGGAGCTTTAAGAAATCCGGCATCACGCTCGGCACCCTTGGCGACATGGCCAAGAAAGACGGATGGCGTAGCGCCAGCCCGGTACGGCGTGAGCCTGGTGGCCGCACCGCTGACCCGGAGCCGCAGGCAGGTGGCCGCGCGCCAGTTATTGGCAGCTCGCAAAAGCTAGAGGCCGCTGAGCTCCTGGAGTACCTGCGTCGCAATGCCGGTGACATCAGGCTCAACATCTTTACCCAGCAGATCGAGGTCGATAACCAAGTGATCGAAGGCGTCGACCGCTATTACCTCAAGTTGGCAGAGCAGGGCTACAAGGTCGGCAAGGAGCTTGCCA